TATTGATTGAAGTAACAGGTGGGTTATCAAGGATGATAGAACCGTCTTGCTTTACGGTATAAACATTTTGATAGGTGTTCTTTGCAAACTTCCTGTTGCAATACCTTTCGACGAATTCACACGCCCCATTTATTCTTAGTTGTAGTTCCGCAATATCGGCATCGTCCGTAATTGGAACATCTTGAAAGTATGCTGAATTATGGTCTAGCGTAAAACTAGCCGATGGATTTGAATTATAATAATTGCTCATTGATTCCCCTGTAACAAACTTGAATTGTTTGCGTTCTTTGATCTATCTGGGTTCCTGAAACAGTTGAAACAACCGTTACGGTATAACTGCCCCCAGCTTGCATTGCTTGGGTTATGGTTGCTGGAATGGTTCCCGAATAATTACCACCTGAACCCGTTGAAAGAAGCGTTGTTTGATATATTTGATTGTTGTCGGCATCAAAAACAGTGGCGGTAATAACGGCATTGTTTATAACCGCGCCCATTGCTTGATTGGTAAGACCCAACATTTGAACTTGTTCTGAACAGCCGATGTATATCATTTTGCCGCCTCCTCCTTCGTTGGAAACTTTATTTCAAACCATTTGCCATAAACAATTGGCTTATCCTTGATGCTTTCAAATGCCTCTTGGAATTCGGGAGGTATGATAACGCCATTCTGTTCCTTGTTCCGCAATTCAGGAATCAGCTTGTTTCTGTAATTGTTTGTCATATTGTATTTAGTTAGAAATGCAAAAAGAAAAACCCCCTTGATTTCACAACCAAGAGGGTTTTCTTTGTTATTACGAATTGAAAGTTATTAGCTTCCAACGATGTCTAACTGAACAAATGGCGAAACAGTATCAACGCCATCATTCAAAATAATCGGGGCGGTAATCTGGGGCGCGCCATCCATACGCCATTTCAACCGATAAGTAATCTGATCGGCAGGGAATAGGTAGTGGGGGCTTGCATCAATGGTTACATCGGTTCTCATGCCAAGGGCATAATAACGACCATCTGCCAACACTACGTCACCAGGGGTTCCGAGGGTTGGTAGGGCTTCAGTTGGAACTACTTCCAAACCGAACAAACGATTTCCTACGTTGCCCTGCGCGTCATTGCCTAACCAAACGAAGTGGGCGGCAGCACCACCAGCAGAACCCAACATGACCAATTGCGCCCATACTAGCGGATTGATAAACCATACGGCATTCTTTCTGCTTTGTGGGGCCAATTTGGCATACATTTTAGCGAGGTCTTGCAACTGAACCTGAACTGCTGTTTGCCTATGGCTTTTAATGGTAGCTGCATTTCCGATGATACCAGCTAATGCACTAGCACCACCAGCACCATTGAAAATTGACCAGTTGATAAACCAAGTTGCTGCATTGCGGAAAGTATCCTTGATTAAACTTTCAACCGATAGTATTGAATCGTCTAGCAATTCATTACTGATTACAGTTGTAGCAAGGGCTTTCTTAGCTGTTAGAACAACCTGTTTGAATGCAGGTTGGGTATTAGCACCAGGAGCCACACCTTCAGCAACTATCCCTATCGTCACGCCACCGTAGAACGCTGACGTTGAACCTGTTGGGGTTGCTGTTTGGTCTAATGCAGGAATGGTCAAACTTAAATGTCCCATTGGTTTCGGGGTAATATGATCTGGGTAAATCGCCCCGTCATAACCAGGAACAAACAAAAGGTCTTTTGCATATTCCATCGGCACGGTATAACCGCCCGCGCTGTTAGTGCCTTCAGACATTACAACTTTATAGCCTTCACGTAGCTTGTTGTTTGCTTTTGTTCTTTCTTCCCCAGTTCTGTTAGCTGAAGTTTTGCCAACACAAACTAAGAAATCACCCATTGATAAATCAGAATCATCTTTGGGAACAGCGTAGTTTTTTACTTTAACTTCATTGTTCATTGCCTTTGTTACGGCATTGATTAGTTTTTCATCACGGTTAGCAAGGGCTTTTTCAATCTTGCCTTCTACATCGTCCGTGTCTGGTTTTTCTGTTTCAGCAGCAATACCAGCTTTGCATAGGGTTTCGGCTGTCTTTTCATCCATTTCAACAACGTCGCCCTTTTTGAATTCGCCACAATCGGCGTTAAATTTTACGAATTTGTTCATTTGATACCTCTTGAAAGTGTTTATGTTTCGCAAGGTTTCAATTTCCGATTAGCCTTTCTGTTGTTGGTCGCCCCGTTTTGTGTGAACGCCAATAATCAGGGGTCGCAATCTAACTGTTTAACCACTGCTTATTTTTATTTAGTGGGTTGCGCAATAAAAAACCCCATGTTGGTTTCCCAACATGGGGTCAAGGAATTAAAAATGCTGCAATCTTAGTTATGCTTTACCTTTGATTTTTGCAATCAATTCTTCTGCCGTATGTCTTTCTAATGCTTTCAGAATCATTTCATCCGTTGATAATACTTTTCTGGCAAACTTGGGTTTAGGAATAACAAATGGTTCAGGGGTAGGTTGAACAGTAGGTTGAATCTGCGGCGCAGATTCAGGGGCGACCTTTGTTTCCCATTGCCAACAATCTTTAATGTCCCAATCAGAACCCAATAGTTTACGGGTTGTATCTGAATAGGATTTACTTTTTAATATCGTTCCTGCCTCGGGATTACAAGGAACATTGCAAACCGAAAATTCAAGGATTTCAAATTCCCTAATTATGTTCCTGCAATCTTTCCATTCGGGATGTTGTTCAAGTTCTGTTGGGGTTGGTGGGCCTTCATCATATACTTCAAACCCGATACTATGGTCTTTCAGGCAATCATCCTGAATCAGTTCAAAGATATCCCTTGCAAATTCAGTTTTATCAGTGATTCGGTATTTACAAAGAATTTGGTCGCCAGTTTGTTTCATCCAAAGGATAGAACCAATTGCGGGAAGCTGCCTATCATGCGACCAAAGAACGGGGCGACCAGCATAATTGACGCCTTTGGTTCTTAAACCAGAAGGCAGAACCACCTCTCCGTCCCTATCAACGCAATCAGTAGAAGCTATTGCTAGAATTTCCCGCCTTGCTTGATTTATTTGTAATTCAACTGGAAAGTTTGCTTTTGTTTTCATGTTGTTATTTACCCCTTCAAGATTGCTTTCAATGCCCCCTGATTTGCCTCAACGATATCTTCAAATAGTTTGCGGGGTTCCATGTATTGTGTTCCACCTGCCAAATACCTAGCGTAAATCAAGTTGGTTCCCAACCATCCAATCAACGCCTCGTTATCTGTGATATGGGTTATGGATTGCCTAAGCTTGCCTGATTCAATATCAGGGAATTCCCCAGCTAAAGAACGAGGGGGGCCTTTGATTGATAATGCGGTCTTAGTTTGGTTCTGCAAAAAGATAAGGGCTTTTTCTAGGCGTTTGCCTAATTCGTCCCTACCTTCTTTTAGCCAAGCTGCGGTATTATCTTTGATTGGCATTATTCCCCCTTATCGCCTTCAATCACGTATTCCAAATCACAAAAGCAACCAGGATGGAAAGGCGGATAGGGTTTATCTTGGTAGGCTTCTGGGGCGGATTCGTCCGTATGCCAACAAGTATCTAAATCTTTTTCACCCTGCGCGGCAATTTCTTCGCATAGTGGGCAGGGTTCAGAACTAAGCAATACCTTTGCCCCAGTTACAACCCCAGAATCTTTAGCTGATTGAACATTGCCAGCAAGATAAGCCCTTGTTGATTCTGTTGAAGCAATCAATTCAGCCCTTTCAGTTTCAGCGCGGTCAAAAACCGAGGCGACCCTATCAACTAATTGGCTGAATCTTTCACCTTCTGATAAACCCTCTTCAAAGCTTTCTTTCAAATCATCTAAGGCTTTATTTAATTCTTCACTTGTTGCCCTGTTTGTTTCTTCACAGAATGCCAAAGCAAGCTGATTCACCTTCTTTTCAAGGTGGGGATTCTTTACGTTGAAAACATCGGGGCTAATTCCCGACCTAGCTTGCAATTCTTTTGCCTGTTTCCCGTAGGCATCATGCGCGGTTACTTCAATCAGGGGTTGGGATTTCTGATAAAGTTCCTTGTCCCAATCTTTATGGGCGACGAATTTAGCGGGAAGCCCATTTGCTTTGGCTTTTGTTTT